CGGGGCTCATAAGCCGGGCAAAGTCCACAAGACTGCGTCTGCGGACTGGCTCCAGCTTCAGTATGGGTGGCTACCACTGGTCAAGGACGCTCAAGGTGCGGCAGAATTCCTAGCCAAACTCTTGAACTTTCCTATGATCCAGACCTATAAGGTCAGAAAGAGGAAGCCGATTAAGGTAAGCCCGATTGCCGGTACTCCTTTCTTGGGATTTTGGGGCGAGGGTAACACCCGAGTTCAAATAATCGCGAGACTGGAGGAGGTGAACGTGGCCCAACTAAGCGGCCTGACTGACCCTGCGAGTGTACTGTGGGAATTGACACCCTACAGTTTTGTCGCCGATTGGTTCATCCCGATTGGTAACTATCTCGCGGCTCGTTCTCTGGCTTCGGCCTTGACGGGTACATTTGTCACCACCAAGACGCGTCGCGTTCTTTGCGCGTATGAGGGGCTGGCTAATACTGATAACGGAATCGTTAAGACGATCTACACTGTCCCCCCTCGGGGGAACACGAAGACCGTCGACATGACCCGGACCGTCAGTACGTCACTCCAAGTTCCTGTCCCAACTGTAAAAACGTTGGACAAGATCGCTTCTTGGCAGCACTGCGCTAACGCTGTCGCTCTTCTCGTACAGAAGAAGTTCTAACGAACGGAAATTGTGCCTGAGGAGTACCTTTCTATAACTCTCTCATTTGGAGGACATCAATGTCCGCTATTGCAAACCTCGTCGCCTTCGATGGGGCAGCAACCCCGGTATCGCACACGCTCGTGCCCGTCAGTGTCACCCGCAAGGATGACAAGGTAACGGCCGAGTATCGTGAGATGCTGACCACAATTCCGGTGGAAGCTCAAGTTCGCGCAACGGTGACGTTGCAACAACTCAAGAGTGGAATCTGGAAGGAAGAGGTTCGTGTGGTAGTCCCCGTCATGGAGACTGTTACGAACCAAAATGCGGCAGGCTATACCGCTAGTCCGAAGGTTGCCTACGAGGACACCGCTGTTTATCAGCAGTTCTCGCACAAGCGATCGTCGATTACTGGTAGACGCCTCTGCAGGCAGTTGTGCGTGAATATCACCAACGGTATCACTACCACGGTGACTCCCACCACGACCGGCCCGGTGCCCGAGTTGGTTGATCAGCTGGTCGCACCGACCTAAGCTGACTCATTGACTTGATCATGCCCTGAAGGAACCGCCGCGGCTAATCGCCATGGCGCAACAAAAGGGTCCTCTACTTCCCATTAAGGAAACAGAAATGCGTTTTACACGCTGGGATCAAGCCTCAAATGCCGACAAGAGCAACGAGGTTCTCTTTCTCCTTTCTCGATGGCACCTCGCACAATGTAGTGACGAGGAGCAGGTTATGGATGTACGACGCCTCCTGGAGGCGAAGGATGTCCGTGGCTTGTGCCACTATGAGCTGCGCTATGACACGCTATCCGTTAAGGATGCTCGAAACCTACGCCAGGTACTCGCCTTCTTCTCAAAGAGGGCGGATCTGGATATTGGTGTAGACACCAAGGCGGTGGCATGGAAAGCAGCCGTAGAGGCTGAGGCACTCTGCCGAAGGACCAACGAGATTTTCCGGTTGTACTTTCGCGGGGGGTTCCAATTCCCCCTGGACGTTGAGTCGGTATTGTACCGCGCTCAGCGAAAAATTAGTGACATACTGGGAGATTTACCAAGTCTTGAGGAGCTCAGATTACGCTTCGGCCCGGGGGCGACCACACAGGTCAAAAAGAAAGATGCATCCGTACGGCGTAAGCTGTCACAGATGTTCGCTTGTAGCGAAGAGGCAGTGCGCTTCCTCCCGGAAGTGCTTGCTGAGATGCCTAACTGGTCTGGGTATGACCCCGCCAGAGAAAGCACGTCAGTCCCCGTCACAATAGATCGTGGCAGGATTGATTTCGTACCGAAGTCTGCAAAGACCGATAGAACGATAGCCGTCGAACCCATGCTGAACTCAATGGTTCAGTTAGGGATCGGTAGTCATATCGCTGCGTGTCTGCAGAAGGAGGGCGTGGACATTACCGACCAGTCGCTTAACCAGCGACTGGCCCGGGAAGGTTCACTTACGGGGGATTTAGCAACCCTCGACCTCAGTAGTGCCTCTGATACAATCGCTTCTGGTCTAGTGGAAAGCTTGCTACCACTAGACTGGTGGGACTTCCTTCGGTCCTTCCGGACTGGAGTGTCCACGTCACCTGACGGCGTAATCAGACTTGAGAAATTCTCTTCCTTGGGGAACGGGTTTACCTTTCCGTTGGAGTCGCTGATCTTTTACAGCTTGGCTTACGCCTGCTGCGATCCGCGCGACCATAAGAAGGTGAACGCATATGGCGACGACATCGTCGTTCCGTGCTATGCCGTGCCTTTGCTATCGAAAGTTCTTACCTGTTGTGGGTTCCTTTTGAATAGTAAGAAGAGTTTTGCCTCTGGCCCTTTCCGTGAAAGTTGCGGAAAAGACTACTTATCGGGAGTCGATATACGGCCCTGTTATATCAAGGGCTCTTTGTCAGGTCAAACATGTTTCGTGCTTCATAACTATTATATTCGCACGGGACAGCCTGAACCCGCCGCTCTACTTCTCGAGTTCGTGGACGAAAGTCTTCGAATTTGGGGTCCGGATGGATATGGTGACGGTCACCTCCTAGGTGACTGGCTTCGTACTCCTAAAGGAAGAGAAAATGGCTGGGGTGGTTATACCTTCGAGACCTACACGTTTAAGTCCCGCAAAGCTTTCTATAAGCTTGGGGCTGACTACGTGTTTCCATCCTATTCTATCTACGTCAAGGATTCCGAGTCTAACGACCAGGAACTTGAAGTCACAAAAGCCTCGCGGTTTTTGCGACGGACACCTAAGCAGCATGGGCTCATAAGGCCTGACCGCTCTGACAGTGTCTATCAGATGAAAGATGGACGACTATGGCTCGTTGATACTCTTCCTGGGTATCAAGGGTATAAACGTATAAAGATCTACACATTCGGCTAAGCCCCCCGAGAGGGGGGCCAAACCGTTCGGGCAGTCTT